TGGGAACTCTCCGCTTACTCTTATGCCGTGTTTTATTTGCATGGTTTAGAAGAGCAGGAGGCCTTTCGACCTCCCGCTCCTTTCCTTCTCTTTTTAGGCTTTCGCCACGTACTTGATCATAACCTTTATAGCACCAGTGCCTGTGGCACCAGCTGTGGTGATGATCGGTTTAGTCTTCTCCGCACCTGACGTCACTACGTCAGCACGGTAACCGAGCGAGCTTGCGACACCGTCGTCGGTAAAGTTTTTCTTATCGGCAGCAGCGCAAGCCGTGGCCACCATGAAGGCGTCATCGTCTGCGACAGTTCCGAATTTTAGCGTTACACTGGAGCCAAGGGCTGCGTGATCAATGATCCAGTCTGTGACCATAGCGCCTTCCGGAAGTTCAGGAAGGTATATGACAGTACCGCTTGCGGAAGCCGCCAGCGTATAAATGTCATAAATTACCCTTTCTTTACCTCCGATAACTTCAGGAGCGAGAAGCGTCCCTGGAGTTACGGCGTCTTGAATGGTCTTGTTATCTCCTTTTACATCTGCCATTTGTTCCTCCTGGTTTAGTGTTTATATTGATGCGGACTCTGCCTCCACTTGCCGGCTTGTGTACCGGGGCTTTCCATTTATTTTAAGCGTTAGCGATGCTTACGCTTCGACGCAGCTTACTTCTACAACCTTTTTCTCTTCGAGTCTTGTGGCACCGTATGACTGGCCAGCGTATATCTGCGCAGAGAAATGCTTTCCGGGCAGAATATCGATGGAGGCCTTCATGTCGAGCCAGACACCAAGACACATTCCGGTCCTATGGTAACAAGCGACCTTGCGGGTTGTGGACGCCTTCGCCAGCTTTTCAGTCCTTACGAACTTGAAGCCCATGAAGGTGTCGACCTTACCGTCAACGAGCATGCGCACGTTGTTGTAGTCTGCGCTGGTGGCGGTAGAATCACCTAACAGATCAGAAATCTGGGCAGCGGTACATGCGCAGAACCTGTCAGTTTCGGGAACCTCAAACGCGTTGAGGATTTTGCTCGCAGCGCGTAACTTAGTTATGGTCAGCCCGGTAGAGCCAACTGCAACCTTGTTCGCTGTAGCGAGGGAGTATGTGGTGGTACCTTCTTTTCCGCCGTAAGCGGTTGAGAAGAAGGCTGTGGCGATGACCTGATCCTTCGCTCTTGCTAAAGCTCCACCATTAGCCTGAACGATTTCGTTCGTCGGGTCTTTGGCCATATAGACCTTGTCCATGCTATCTACGAGCGGGGCTTTGTAGAAATAGCGAGGACTGATTTTCCTACGGTTGTAGGACGGATCATCGTTTTCAACGTCCGTGTTACGTCCCGTCTTTTCCTTGGCTTCGCTGTCTGCCAGCTGTTCCTGGAAGGCCATCTCGCCCACGCAATCGGACTTGATGTAGACGGTTGGGGGCAACTTAACGAGCAACTGCTGCGAAAGCAGCATGATGTTATCGCTATATTGCCTGATTAGAATGCTGTCTACTGCCATGTGTTCCTCCTGGTTTAATAAGTTAACCTGAATATTTTCCGCTTCTGCTTTCCGGTTATCCTATTCGGGCCGTTGCTTTAGCGTGCTACTTGATTCCGGGCCTCACGAGGAGGTTCTCCGCCTACTTTGTTGCGCCGTATGCCAGGGGCCTTACGACCTTGTCCGGCTTCAGGGTATTATTTATTTCGTTTTCTTCTCTGCCATCTTATACAACTGCTCCACGCGCTTAATCCAATAACCATGATCCGCATGCGTTGCCTGAAAATACGGATGCTGTGGATCACTGCGAATGGTCTTAATTTCTGCTTCAGCCTGCTCTGGGGTTAAAAGAGTTCCCCCCATACCTTCTCCGGAAAGTTTTTCTTCACTCATGTTCTCGCCTACATTAGCGAGCAACTTAATGATGTCCGGATCGTTACCGTATTTCTTAACGATGTTGTCCGCGCGGTCCTGCGGTACAAAGTTCTTTAATACCCTATTGGCAAGCGAAACCTTTGCGTCATACGTTTCGCCGAGTTCTTGTCTTAATGTTGCGACTGACTCTTCATGAGCCTTGGTGTCCGCGGCTGCCTTTGCTTCTGCGCCTTTATTCAGCATGCCGGTGAACTCCGTCATAATGCCCTGAAACTGGCTGGGCAAAAGTCCGTATTTATGCGCGATGGGTTTGAACGCGTCAAGTTGCTGGACCGTTAAACCAGCGCCTTCAGTGATCTTTATATTCTCAGGCAACTTGTAGCCAGTAGCTTCTTTAGGCATTCCGACTGCGCCCAAGAAACGTTCAAGTTCACCCTTCTCATAGTTTCCGTCTTTATCTTTTCTGGGAAGAGGAATCTTCTCTTGTCCTACTAAGCGCTCTAATTCGCTATAACCTTTTATAGCGTCTTCGGGAGTCTTCCAGCCTTTAAGTTCGATTATCTTTTGCGTCTCCGGTGATACCGTTGCCTTCCAATCTGGTGATCCACCTTTACCACCTGCTTCTTGTTCTTGTTTTGCTTTTGCTGCTGCCGCTGCTTGTGCAGCCGCATCTCCTTCACCCCCTCCGCCGCCTCCACCTTCGTCAATTCCCATCCACATCTTTGGCATTAAAAACATACTACTACCTCCCTTTGGGCCCGAGAGTTATCCTTTTCAGGGCTCGGGGTTGTCCATTGTTTCACGATTGACGATCTCTTGCCGTCAAGTCTCATTTTTTAGCTCCGTAATGATTGATTCAACTTCTTTGTTCACAAGGTTGGAAATATATACGTAAAGACTTCTACGACCTTCATGCAAAGACATCTTTTTGATATCCGGGTCGTATGTAGTCTTATCTACAAAACTCCTTTTACGTAGGTCATCCAAAACAGCTTTTCCATCCGGGGTTGAGAATACACGCTTATAACGTTCAGCGTTATCCCGGATTGTCTTCTGTAGCGCCTCTACGCGTTCTTTTCTTTCCCATGGTGCTCTCATTTACCTGCTCCTGCCGCTACCAGGTTACGATCGGCTTCTGAACCAGTCTTTATAGCTTCTGTGCTTTGTTTAAGCATCTCCATATTTTGAGATAAGGCGGCGGCTGCTTGACGGTTTGCTCTGATATCTTGAACCTCAGCATCGTCTCTTATTAGCTTTGGATTAAGATCTGTTATCTCCGCTGCGAAATCTGCGGCTTCATCAAACTTAAATTTGTCCAATACTTCTGGTTGCATACCAGCTTGTATCTGAACCTGGGCAAGTTCGTTTATGATGCTCATGCTCATTCGTAGTCCGTTGAGTTCTACTTCGCGCTGCGCCCTGGCTAAAGGCGACGTTGCGACAACAGTATATGTTTGTCCTTCAAGTCCTCTTGGCGGATCCGGCATCTTGCCTAAACTCTGGCAAATTGCGAACGTCCTTTCTACAACTGGACGTAGGTTCTCTTGAATAATCATTCCGATAGCAGGGCCTAATAAAAGCATGCGTTCGGCTACCCGGGCACGTACCTCTTCGGCTGTCATATTGGTCTGTTGGTTTAAAATAATAAACAGATCATTAAAGAAAGCCTGTTGTATCATTTTGCGACGGGCGTCTTCGTACTGCAAAGCAAATGGAATGTTCGGGTTTGTCGGGATGGTCTCTATTCTCTCCGTAGGAAATCCAGAGCTCTTTATGTTGATTCCGCCTGCGTCAAAGTCATACGGCCGCATAAATATCTCATCCGGGATTATCTTTGCGGGATCTGCCATCTGCTCTCCGGCTATTAGATTCGTTCGGCACATGGCGTTTAGGGTTTGTATATTTGAGAGTTCATTCATTGCCGGTCCGCTTCCATGCACGTCATTCGATGTCTTGGACCAACGTGAAACCGCAAACGGGAATTGTTTATATCCACCCTCCCTGACTTGCTTACTTTCTTTTACATCTATCCATTCGGCAGCAAAGGGCATATTCAGCTTGTCCTTCTTGGCCGGATTGTAAACTGCGCGCGGGTAAACGCAGAATAAAAACTTAAATATCTTATCGAAGTCTAACTTAGCGTGTGCATCAAGAAGCTCTTTTGAAAGACCTTCTTTTCCAAACTTCTGAACTGCCTGATCTGCGTTATACTCAAATTCTATATAGACTGTGCGCACACGTCCGTTAGCGTCAGGAGCCATAACTACCTTCTCAAACGGAACGCTTAAGAAACGTACATCGTCTTCCAGGTCTTCTTCTTCATATAAAACATGCGTAGCAATGACAAGTAGATCTCGGTAGCACTCATTGTTTTCCTGGTAGAAATTTGAATGGTTCAAAGAGTCATATATTATGTCTTCGCAATCACGAAGGTAATCTCTGGCTCCGGGAACAGCCATCAGTTTTCTATTCTGAAGCATTAGACCAAACCAACGCATGCTGGGATTGGTCAAGTATCCCTGAATACCAGCTGCCGCATAATCAACGCTATTGATTGCGGTAGAGTCATAAAGATTTGTCGGCAAGCGATCGCCTATATTATGGAACCGGGTTATAAACGCCTTCCTGGGCATACAATAATAAGCGCACTCTTGAACGTATTCCTCCAAGGCTGCGCGGGCGTTCTTTAACGAACGGTATCGCTTAATGTGGTATTCTGGAATGTACTGTGCCATTTATGAACCTCCCAATAACGTAGGCCTCTTAGTACCAGAAGTTTCATCATCCAACGCTCCTAATGGTGAAGTTAGGATTGTCTGTGTCAAAGACCGTCGCTTGTTTGTTATTTTATCGGCGGCTGTTTGATTTGCGTCAGATTGGGCTTTAGCGGTTTTATTCTCCAAGGCCGTTGCCTTAGCATCCTGGTCCGCAAGGATTTTCTTCTGCTGCGTTTTCTCTGCCTGGGCGGAATACATGCTTCCGCCTACTGCGCCAGCTGCCGCAATACCTGCGCCTATCAAGATAGCTGAGGTTATACCCAGGTGCGGATTACGCTCAAAATCATTAACCTTGTAT